CATGGCCTCTGCCACCTCTTTCGTTTCTTCCTCAAAAACCTTCTCGTCGATTTTTGTGAGCAGCTCAGTCAGGAAATTCTTTCTCTCCGACGATGGGTTCTTGCCCATTTCATTTTGAACCTTGTCCCGGAAGTTTTGAAGCACTTTCAGGTAGTCATCAATATTCGTCGGGAGTTTCTTCGGATCGGGGAATATTCCGCTCGACAATGCTTCTTGAATAGCATCATCCTTGCTCATGTATTCCACATTGCGCTTGTATATCTTATAGAAACTCTCTAATTCTCTGAGTTCTTCTTCCCATCGCTTCAGTACGCTGTCGGTCTTGGTGCCACCGCTTTTGCCAGACGGTTTGTTTTTCTTTGTGGTAGGCAATACACCACCGTATTGACTGATAACCTGAGACGATTTGTCACGCATCAGTATCAGGTCTTTCTCGTCGGCTATGATTCTCTTGTAGGCTTCGGTCTCCGTCTTCCCTTCTCTCTCCAGCCTCTTACGGCTGTCAGCCAACGTATTCAAGCCTTCAACAGCCTTTGAATAGGATTTTGATGCCGCGTCCAGGTCTTCAATGCTGTTCGTTCCCTTAATGCCGATTTGAACCGTCCAATTAGTACCTACAAGGTTTTGCAATTCAACGAGGAGGTTGTTGACTTGTGTCTGCGCTTCGCTCGAATCTACTTCTATCGCGAACGGCTTCAGGAAGCTGTTTCTCACCATGTTCTGGTAGTCAATGCTCAGGTCGGAGAAGCCTTTCACGTCTTTCGTGGCCAAATCCATCGCAATCATCACGGTCTCACGCCAATGTGCAGGCCATTTCGCAACATCAGAAGTCTCGAATTTGGTGACAAGTGTCTCGTACAAGTCTTCGCCTACCTTCCTCATTCTTTGATTTGCCTCGGCAAACGACTTGTTCATCGTGTTCCAAGCCATCGTCATCGAGTTCAATGCCGACTTTCCACCGTCGTCCAGCATTTGATAGAACTTCCTATATTCTTCTGGCGAGTTTCTGAGTGTGTTTATAAAGCGGAGCAAGGCTTCGTTATCCATATCCAATGCCTCTTTGTAACCGAGGTTGAACAAGGCTCCTTGAATGTTAAGCCGGTCACGCAGGAACATCTGCTCTGCGACACTCGCCTTCTGCACGGATTCGACATAGAACTCCAAGCTCTCAGTCAAATCGCGCATAGACGTTTTGTAGCTGTCTGAAAGCGTCCAGCCATATAGTCTGTTTCCAAGGCCCTGCAAGAAACCTTCGTCAGGGTCATTAACGTGCATAGCGCGCTCGACCATAGACTTTATCTCGTTGAAAGTCCTATAGGCTTCCGACGTCTCGTCTATTGCCTTTGCTAAAATCTCATATTGCTCTGAAAGCGAATGCACCGCTTTCCCATCCGCATCTACTTTGAAAGCATTGTTGAAGGTATCTTTGGCCGTCTTTTGATAGTTTTTGAGATGCTCCACCATTTCCGTGATATTGGTCTGCAACTCGTCGTCGCTCATACCGCCGCTCGCACCTATCTTAAACTTCTCGCTCGTTTCAGAAAGGTTCTTGAAGGCTTCGTTGGCCATTTCCGTCATGTCTTTCATCCGCTGTTCCTGCTCTTCGGCCTTACGGGTTTTATCCATGAACGTATCCATAACCAGGGAAAGACCAGTAAAGAATGCTAATGAGGGAATGAATCTTAAAATACCAGCAAAAACAATCTTAAAGGCATTGCCAAGGCCAAGGCTTGTGATGCGCAGGCGCAACATCAGTCCGTCAAGCCATTTGAAACGTCTGCCGAAGATGGTTAGTTGGCGATCGGCGAGTTTCATCGACGCTATCAGGCGAAGCTGATTCATCGAGAATGCACTTATGGCAATAGAATTTCTTACCAGTCCGGCATTCACCTTCCCGCTGGTCGCTATCTGCTGCAACTGGGCTTCGGTCACTCCATAATAGGCTGCTGCCTCCTTCGCTTGCTCCACCGTCAGTCGCTTGACGGCAACTGCCTGAAGAAGATAGTTCTTCGCTAATCTGCCGCTGACAACAAGTTCCTTCACCTGCTCGGCATTCAGATTTCTTGTCATAAAGGCAAGTTGACCAACCGAACTTGCTCCTGCCACAACGGCCTGATTGACGGCAAATGCCGAAAGGCGCATAACGCCAAATTGAGCGGCAGCAACGCCGAGAACCAAGGCGACTTGTTTCCAGTTGCGGGACAAGTCTGTTGCTCCGGCAGCAAACGACTTCAGCATGTCGCCAATACTACTTTCGGCAATCTCGCCATACATGATGTCGAAAGAGTCCTTTAGGTTCTTAAACCTTGCCTGTAGGCTCTCCGAAATCTTCTCCTGCATGTTATAGAACTGGCCACCTTCGTCAGTCATCCTCTTTATCTGCTCGATAACATCATCGTAGCTCACCTGACGTTTTGAGATACGTTTCTGCACCTCTGCCGTGCTCACGGCTCTCTTCTCAACCTCTGAATAGTAGTCGGCGAGCATTTTCAGCATCGGGATATTGTTCATTGAGAACTGGCGCAGCGTCATACCTGTAAGGTACGTAGCACTTTTCACATGACCGAGAGCCAAAGCCAAACGGCCTATGTCCTGACCTGCTCCTGCCGAGATGTCGGCAAGGCGTTTCGTCATGTTGTACAAATCGCTTTGCTCAATGCCGTATGCGGCCAACTGCTTTGAATATTGGTCAAGTTGTACGACACCAAACGGAGACCTCACAGCCAAATCTTTGATTTGTTCAAAGAGTTGGTTGGCGCGGGCCGTGTCACCAAGGATAGCCTGCATGCTGATGCGTTGCTTTTCCAACTGACCACCAATCTCAATGACGTTTTGCAAGAAGTCGCGGGCTTGGCTGACGGCAAAAAGGGTACTCAAAGCAGAGCCGAGGCGGGTCGATATATGGATGCCGTTGGCAAGCGTGGTATTCAGACGGATATGGTCGCTGTTGAATTGCTTTGCTGCATCAGAAACCTTGCGATATTCCGCCCGCTCCTGCCTCAACGCAAGCAGGTTGTCCTGAGTCGAGTTCCTATATGCCTGGCGCTGGGCTATCATGTCTCTCAACATGCGCTGCTCTCCGGCAAGCTCGGCCTTCAGCGAGGCAATGGCTTTCTCCTGCCCGGTCGCCGTCATCTGCTGCGCCCAGGTGCCCTTCTTGTTCATGTTGTAGGCAGTCTGCAACTCCAGCAGGCGCTCCTTCAGCCTGTTCACGGCCTCCGTCTGCGCAAGAATCTTCGCATTCATCTCGTCAAGATTCCCCACGAAGCCCTTGCCGCCAGCACTACTGAGCGAGCGACGTAGGTTCTGTGCCACGCTGTTCTCGTCGGCGACAATCTTCACCTTGAACGTCTCTCTATCCAATGCCGTCCGCAGTTTGCTCACCATCTGCTGGTAGCTCTGCTCGTCATAGTTCATCTTCAGCGCGTCCAATACGCTCTGATTGCCGCTGTTTATCTTCTGCTTCAGCTTGGTAAGGTCGATGTCCGCGCCAAACCACAATGTGCCCAAATCTGCCATGTCCGTTATCCCGTTTTTGTTATCCCTTTTGTTGTCCTAATGTTGTCTTGTATGTTGCGACCGCGTCGCAACTAACTCCCTGAAAACCAAAAAGAGAGCCGACAGACCGCATCTGTCAGCTCTCCTATGGCTAAAAATTACTATCTCGTTGCAAAGATAGTAATTTTATTCTGAAATCACTACTTTTTTAGTAAAAAACATCAATCATTTCATCCTCACCGCCTACTCTGGCTCTTCAATCGCCCTTTCTTTTTCCCGTTCAGCCTTTTCTATATATAGGCATGCTGCCTCCACAATATACGAGAATCCAAGCGTACATAGAGAACCGATTAAGCCAATAAAAGACACCAATACATAACTTTCTTCTTTGACTATGCCAGAAATAAGGAATAACAAACTTACCAACATAGTAAAAATCGAAATGATTTGAATAATGTAAACAACAATTACTTTCTTCATACTCTCTTAGGTTTTAAGTTTCCGCAAAGATAGCCATTATCTCGCAAACTTCTGCAAAAATTCGTTTAAAAATCATATATTTACTTTCATTTTAGTGTTAATTTCTACAAAAGCACTAAAGTTTTAGTATTTTTGCAAAAAGTTCTTTGAAATATTTGGTCGATTGGAGATAAATGCCTATCTTTGCAATGTTCAATTCAGAAAACGTGCAAAAGGACAGAGTGATGTCCTTAATGGGGCATTTTATTATGTCCTTTCGGCAACTGCATAAAGCGGTGTGCTCCCGTACATATATTGTAATGGTATATGTGTCCTTTTGCACTATGGATTGAACAGCGGGTAGGCGCACCGCTATCTTTGTGCCCGTTCAAAAAGTAGTGCAATGAACGAATTAGTATTAACCAAGTCCAGCAGCGAAAGCGACTTGAAGCGGTATTTCACCGCAGTGTTAGAGTTGTCGAAGTCCGACAACAAGTTCCCAATCAACCTTGATGAGGTGTGGATGCTCGTCTATAACAGACGAGACAATGCCATTAGAGAACTTCGTAAATCATTTTTTGAAAATGAAGATTTCCAAGTCATTGAAAATCAGTCGCTCCCCCAAAATGAGGAGCGAGTTTGGGGAGGCCAAAACAAAGTAAACTACTTCCTCTCCCTCTCCTGCCTCGAATACTTCATCGCCCGGAAAGTGCGCCCCGTCTTCGAGGTCTATCGCCAAGTGTTCCACAAGTCCGCTGCCACGCCAGCACTTCCTACAACCTACAAGGAAGCACTCACCCAACTCCTCGCTCAGGTAGAGCAGAACGAGAAACTGCAAGCAGAGGTTGACACCCTCACTCCAAAAGGACGCATCTACGACCAGGTTATCTCAAATGCCGACAACAACAGCCTCTACACCACACGGCAGGTGGCGCAGGAAATCGGAATGACCGACCGCCAACTATTCTCCATCCTCCTGCAACTGAACATCCTCTACAAGCAGTCCGAAACCTACATGATAGGTTCTGACTACGTTCAGTGGGGAATGCACCAGATGGTGTCTCACGTCATCAACGACAAGACGCATCGCGTGCGCACATATCTCAAATGGACGCTCAAAGGCAGGGCATACATCCACGCCCTTCACGACACCAACTGGGACAAGCGCCGTGCATGGCATCTTTTGAAAAATGGTAACGAACTTCAAACAATTAACGCATAAAATAATAGGAGAAACAAATCATGAAAAAATATAAGAACATCGACGAATATCTTCAGGAAATGGAAATTACAAGAGAAGATCTGAAAGATATGATTGCTTACTCGTCAATCCATCTCGCAACGGATTGCGCAAGAAACTTCGACGAGACACCGGAGATAACTCAGCAGGTGATACAACCCATCTACTTCTTCAACGAAATACTTGATACGGTAGAATAACAACAAACAAGAGGGCTGGCACCATTACGTGTCAGCCCTCATTTATAGGCTTAAAGCCTTTCGCCAGTATTTCTTTCGATGCTTCGTAAGTGCCGGTCAGCACGTCAAGATGAGCAACCTTCTCCAGTAACTCCGAATATTCTGTGCCCGTCGTCATTACGATGCAGATGTGGTTGCGCTTCGCCTTGTACGACTGCAAGAAGTTCACCGACGTGCTCTTGCCGTCGCCGTTTTTGAACATCACCTGGCCTACCACGCTCCTTGCACGGCCCTCATAGGGGTTCCTCAGCCACACCCATTGCCCGTAGCCAACCTTCCTCCGCTTCGTAGGCGCATTCCAGTTCCGTTGTATCACGATACCCTGCAACTTACCGTCAACATACAATCCGCAGGCATAGCTCGTCTGTGTGTTGCCCGTGAAGCCTGCGAAAGTCCGATGCTTCGGCACCTCCAGCAGCAACCGCTCGCACAATACGCGCAGCTGCGCCGTCAGGTGTTCCACAATCATCTTGTAGCCCTTCTGCAAGCCTTCTTTCAGCACTCGTTCGTTATCCATCGCCACCTCCCGTTCAGTATGTTGTCATATCATGACAACACAACATCCGTCATCGGGTCAGTGACCCTGAACTTCACCTTGAACGTCACCACGTTCTCATGATATACGTTCCCACCTGCCTGCTTCACCTGCACAACAGGGTCTTCGTCGCTGATTTCAAGCAGGTAGCACCCCTGCCTGCCTATCGTGGAGTAAGGGGAATAAATCTTCAGTTCTCCACCGCTGCCAGCATCGGTGTCGTTGCCCGTCAGCCACTTCTTGAAGGCATCTATCTGCTGAAACGCCAACTTCAGGTTGAAGGGATTCGTGGCCAGTTCCTCGCCCTGATAGGCCATTTCAAACTCGGCATCGTAGCCTTCAAGCATCAGCTTCGCAGGCACATAGGTATCTTCGCCGTGCTCGTCGGCCCAGTCGCGCTTGGGCAGTTCTTTCGTCTTGCCGCCAGCCTTGAAGGGCACTTTCGCACACACAATGCCCCATTGCGTGTAACTGTTAATCACACTCCCGCCATTCTTTTGCAGTAGCAAACAATATCTGTCTTCCATCGCTAATCACTTAATTTAACACCAACGTCAGCCGTAAAACCGCCGCCAAGGATGTCTGCCGCCGACAAGCCTGCTCCGGCATCGGCATCGTCGCCATACTTCTCCAGCCATTTCTCACCGGCTCGCTTCACGGCTCCTGCGTCAGCCTTCGTATCGTCAAACTCGCCTTTCTTAGGCTTCTTCTCCTTGTCTTTCTTCATCGTACCGTAGTCCACAACGCCAACGTCGGCGGCTATCAGTTCCAGTTGCGCATTCGTCATCACCCAGTTCATGTAGTAGCACATGCCGCTCAACGGAATGCCAAACACGCGCAAAGGCTCAGTCCACACAGGGTACTTCTGCGCTAACTCCCACCTTTGCCCGAACGTAGTTCTTGAAGGGTACGCTCGGCTTCCGCTTTTGTCATCGCCTTCTTCGTGTCTTTCAACACGGTTAGTAACATCGTAGCGTTCAAGTAGGCCACCGCGCCCTGCGATTGAGTTTTTTTTTGAGCCATCTCAAACAGCGGGGTCAGCTCCTCGGCATTGTATTGCTTCACGTAGTAGAACCAACGCCACAACAGCCAGTACAGCAGGTGCGTCTTCCAAAAGCCGTTCAGCACAATCAGCGCGGCACATTGCGCCAGCACCTTGTTGTCGTTGCCGTCTTTCAGCATCAGGCAGGTTATCTTGTCTGTCGTAGCAGGGTGCATCCACTTCACCTGAAATGTCCTGCCCCTCACCACTACGGGGTCGGCATAGTTCTTTGTCACCGATTTTTGCTGACGCTCGTCTTCAAGCGTCGCCTCTTGGATGGCCTTCTCTTTCTTGCTCATGTTTCTTCTTTGTTCCGTACTTTTTGTCGCCATTCTATGGCGGCATTAAAAGAAAAAAGGGGATGGCAGCACCTTTACCACCACCCCCTCGACGTTATCCTACTTTTCACCTTAAAGCCTGCTTTAGCCGCCTACCTTGGGGGCTCCCACAAGAGGATAGAAGGCAGAACCAGAGTCGTCGGTCAGCGGAGTCACCTTCACATTGTAGTAACCCGTCGAGTCGTCACCACCCTCGCCGTTGAACGATGCGTAAATCTCCACGTTCGGCAGGTAGATGGCACTCGTCTTGTCCTCACTGAGCATCAGCAATGCGCCAGACACCTTCTTCGGAGCAAGCGAGAAACCATTTCCGCTGTAGTTGTAGCCCTCAAACTCGGCAGTGATGGCGGTAGAGGTCTTCTTCTCCATCAGAAGCTCGTTGATGGTAGCGTGAACACTCGACACCTGGAAAGAGATGTCACTCTCGCCCTGCGACGACTTACTCACCCAAGTGGTGCTGTCGGTCAGCTTGATTTCACTGATTTCGGCCTCGCCGGTGTCGAAGGTCACACCGTCTTCCAAAACGGGCAACTCAATGCCGCCAGTCTGAGCACTCAGTGCCTTCGAGCTGTCGGGGAAGTAGTACACACGGCTCACCTTGTCAAAAATCTGTCTCAGGGATTCTTTGTTGGTTGATACTGTTACAGCCATAGTTGTTATCCTTTTAAAATGTTAATGTTTCTTGTCCTTGTATGTCGCTATGCCATAGCAACTACACTAAAATCACTATCTTGAATTGAATCACACACACATGATAGCCCATGCTATCGGATTTCGCCTCTAACTGAACGGGCTCCTCGTTGCATCGCAGCCAGTCACCATAGGCACCGCCTTTCACAAGGTCGCGTTTGATGCTGCCGATGGCGTCTTCCGTCATCTCCTCACCGCGCTCCACATGCTCGATGCCGTTCACCCTGTCCTTGTAGTACAAGTGCAACTGCACATAAGCCGTGTTGTGGAGGTCGCTTTCGGGACTGATGCCTTGCGGCAGACGGACAACGACAAACTTCTCAGTGGTGTCCTTCACCGTCGGACGGTTGGAGGTGTACACTTCTTCACCGACGCCCTGCATCACGTTGCACAAGGCTCTCAGCACATCGCTCCTCTTGTATCTGTTTGCCATAGCCTACGTCTTCTTTACGTTGCAATACACCGTGGTACCCAACTGACCGACATAGACATCGGTCACGCTGAGTTCATAGCCGTAGCCGACTACCTCTACAATCATCCCGGAAGTAATACCTTCCACGATAGCACCGCACTCTTGACCCGTTTTGCCGTCGGGGGCTGCATCGGCAGCGTCGCCCGTCGTGCCAAGCTGAACGCGGTAGTCGCTCATCATCACGTTCTCGCTTTTCGTGAAAGAACGGATGCTGGTATTACTCTCCACCCTGCATGCGCCCTCCCACACAAGCGTCTTCTCTCCGTCGGAAAACGGAGTCGGCTCGCCTATGTCGTACACCTTGCAGTGCTTCGGGAAGCGGATGAATTGTTTTGATAGTCTGCCCATATCGTTCAGTAGTTGTCCTGTTTGTTGCGACCGTGTCGCAACTCCTTAGAGGTTGATAATCCGAATTTTAGAGTTTCCCAACAGCGGCTCGTCCCACTTGTCGAATAGGTCGCGGTAGCGCGATTTCCATTCCTGGATATTCGCACTCGATACCGTCCAACCGCCTTCTGAGTGAGACCAGCCGCCGTCGGCAACCTTCTCCGTGCTGCCACCGACGGGAAGACTGGCAAGCCAATAGTACATCGTTCCCTCGGCAAGGTCGAAGTCACGCTCCGAAATGTCTGCCAATGAGGTGCCTGCATCCAACCTGCGTTTTGCACACACATACTGAATGCCCTCGTCAGTCACTAACTGCGATACACTCTGAAGGAATTGTCCTATCGTCTTTACGTCTTCCATATCGGTTTGTCATTTTGAAAGTTGTCACGTATGTTGCTACCAAGTCGCAACGCTATTACACAGTCACCGTAGAGATGAACATCTGACGTACTGCACTCGGCACGCACAGCTGGGCCATCTCACCGTTCACGTTGATAGAGTGGGTACGGGGAATACCCTCCTGCTCAATCAGCAGACGGTTGCCCATTGCATAGGCGATGTCGCCAGCATCGTAGCCCATCGACAAGGGCTGAACACCCTGAATGCCACCAATCTTGCCAGTCGGGATGAACGCGATGTTCTCCTTCTTGAAGTTCTCAACCTGCGTAGTGACGAGGTCGGGAGCATTGCCGGTGGTGGTGTCGGGAGCCGACACGTAGGCATAGGTGTCGCGGGTGACGATTTCATCAACCTTGATGAGCTTGCGGATCACCTCCTTCTTCTGGTCGTCGCCAGTGTTCTCGGCAACACTCTGGGCGATGGCGGCGGTGGCGGCGGTGGGAACGAGGTTGTAGCCAATCTTCTGAAGA